AACACTTTTAATATACTTATTAAATTCATATACTTGACGCGCATATATCTGTTCCTCTGTGTCTGTTGGTAATAGACCATATGTGATTAATGTATTCATATTTTGTAGATTTAATTGTGTTTTTTTATCACAGTTTTTCCACAAATACCACGCCATACACACTTTGCGGTCTAACATGTGATCAAATGCTCCACCTTTAATTAATGAAATCATTGTATTCTTTTTTGGATGAATTTTGTTGATAAAATCTTGTGGTGAAATATATGGACGATTTGCAATAATCTGTTCCACTACTTCATCACCGACATTCAACATACCTTTCATACCAAACAAAATTTCATTATTTTCTGCATCGGGCACAAAACCATAATCTGATTTATTAATATCAGCTAAACTTACTTTAATACCAGCAGTTCTAATTGCTCCAATAGCCTTGGCTATTTTACGATAATCGGAACTCTCATTGCGGCCCTCATCATCTTCATCACCAGTATCTACTTCTAACGAGCCACTATTCACAATTAAATATGCTGTATTCCAATAAATGGGATTAAAATGAGTTGCTAAATATAATGTCTGAACTCCTACAAATGAATAAGCTAACGCATGAATAACACTAAAGCTATAACCCATCTGTGGGCCCACGCCACATCGCCAGATATATTTGCCTAGGGCTTGGCTTGTTGCTCGTTCTAGAACTTTTTGATGTAGTTCTGGAATTTTTGACATTTGTTTTTTACCAACGATCTTACGAGCGGCATTTGCTTCTCCTAATGAAAAACCACATAATTTTTCATCCATCAACATACGCATTAGCTGCTCTTGACTAGGTGGCACACCATAAGAAGATAAGAAATACGGCTCTAAATTCTTTTGTTCTTCTGTGGTTAATCCAGCATTACGCATTTCTTGATACCATAACGAAATGTTATTTTTAAATCTAACATATTTATCCAATGGTTGTTCTTCCCCTGGCCCACCAGTCATTAATCGCATCAAACCATTGGCGTCAGTCATTTCCAAGATATTATGCGGTTGAATCTTTTTTGCTGCCTGCCGGCCCACATCTCCTTCAAACTGGAAACATCCAATTACTTTACTATTGGTTAAAGCATCCCATATTCTTTTATCTTCTAATGGTAATACATTTGGATGTAAATACTTATTATAAATTTCTCTTAATTCTAAATTAGACTCAATTAAATTATCTCTTTTTAATAAGTCAATTGTTTTAATAATAATATCCTGAACTGATGTTAATAAGAAGTCATACTTAACACTACCAGCAGACTCCTGGTCGTGTAGATCCCATTGTGTCGTTAAATTCTTATTCGGCGCGCGCATAATTGCCGCTGTATCATATGTATCACCATCAAAGAAAATAACTCCTGATGCGTGAATACCACGGCGACATACCATGCCTTCAATACCTAAAATAATATCCAATAATCCAGGATATTTATTTACAGCCATAATAAAAGTTTCTTGCGGACGCCGACCTTTATCAGCATTTCCTTCTAACAAATCTTTTATCGGCCATTGAAAACCACGCTCTGACGGCACTAACGATGAGATATACTGTGCTTCTCCTGGCTCAATTCCTTCTGGATATTCTTCACTACGATAACCACGACATGCGGTTAATATAGCCGATTTAGTACCTTCTGTTCCAAAAGTACAAACCTGTAATAAACCTAACTCACCACGCTCTTTTCTTATTTCTGCGAAAATCCGTGGCAATTTTGAAGGTGCTAAGTCCAAATCAATATCGCCAAGTTCTACGCGCTCCTCATTTAAATAACGCCAGAATGGTAAGTCCCATTGAATTGGGTCTAACTGTGTAATACCTAATAAATAATGATTTAAACCAGAACAAGCCGAACCACGCCCCGCACCTACTGTTGAACCGCATCGCCAAAACAAATCAATATAGTGTTGAAGTGTATTTGGATACGCGAACATACAAGTTTCTAATTTTTCACCAATAATGCGTTTGACCTTGGCTTCTTCTTCTAATCTATTTATATAGCGTTCATCTAATCCAATACCCTTATCTATTAATGCTTCAAAACATTGATTAACCCAATATCTTTCTTGTGGATTTTTACTACAAAATAAATCTAATAAAATCGGCCATTGTTCATCAAACCTGTTTGCCATCGCATCATCTATACCATATTTTTGCATATCCATATATCGTGGATAATCTTTTACTTCTACTTCTGGAATACTTTGATGACGCTCTAAACTATAAAATTGTATTTTATTTTTAATTTCTAATGAATTTTGAAAAATCCAGTCAATTACATTATCATCACTAAATGCCGCATTTAGATTAGTTCTAACTTCTTCTGGACTCTGTAAATAAGCATATTCATAAAACTCATCTACTTCTCGTTCTCCGCCTTTAGAATTTAAATATGCTTTATGAACATATCTATCTTCTTTTTTAAGATAGTGTGCATCTGTGCCCACAACTAATTTTAATTGATAATATTGAGCTAGCTTTAATAATGTTTGATTTACTATAATCTGGTCGGCCTTATTTGCGGGCGCGCACTCAATATAAAAATCTTCTACTCCAAAAATGCGGATACACCAATCAACAAAATCACAAGCCTGGTTGTAATTTTGTTCTGCTATTGGCATATTACTGCTGGATAATGCTAATCTATAATTATATAATGCGGTAGATAATTCTCCGCCCATACAAGCAGTTGTAGCAATAATATGTCCTTTATAATTTTTTAATACTTTTTCTACTTCACTTTTTAAAGTTGGAACTCGCAACATACGTCTATCTGTATAAGAATTATACCAAGCAATAGAGCTTAATTCTTTTAATGCTCGATATCCAACTTCATCTTTTGCTAATAAAATAAAATGATAATATTTTTGTCCCGAATTACGATTATCTGTTAAATAAATTTCATTACCTAATGCAATTGTAAAATCTGGATATTTTTCTTTTATTTCCTTCGCATACTTATTTACAATCATATGCGAACATAGAGCTTCGTGGTCAGTTATACTAATGCCACTAAGCCCTAATTCTATCGCTCTATTTATTAAATCTTTTGGATGATTAATACAATCAAGTAGTCGAATATTTGAATATTCTGTATGTTCATGCACGTCAAAAAATGTATTTAACATTCTTTAACTCCTTTTGCTTTTTCTTATATTATATCATACATTTTCATTTTCGTCAAGCAGTTGTTGCGCATCATCAATCGCATTTACAAGTGCTTGAAGAATAAAACTCATACTATCAATGCCTAAACCTTTATTATTCATTAGCCGCACTAAATCACCATCACTAACAAAGATATTTACTTCATCTAACATTTCGGGGGTAACATCAATTGTCATAATTTTCTTCCTTTATTATTTCATTCTCTGGTGGTAATAAACTTTGTTGTGCTTCATTAAGATTGTTTAATATTATCTGCATTAAAAAAGTGCGACTATCTATACTTAATTGACGTTGTTGCATAACCCGCAATAAATAACCATCATTAATAAAATCATTTAGTTCATCAAGCAATGCTTGTGTAATTTCTATCGTTGTATTCATTATTAATCTCCTACTAATATAACTGTTTGTGCTGCTCGTGTTACCAATGTATATAAATACTGTTTATACTCTTCTGGATTTTTATATTTTACCCAACTAGCGTCAAAACCTAAAACTGTATTCCATTCACTACCTTGACTTTTCCAGCAGGTAATAGCATATCCATACGCAAAATCATAAGGCTGAAAAGGAGGCTGCGCTGCACCTTTATAATTTTTTAAATAGCGAGCTAGCCTATATTCTTCTTGTGATGTTAGAGTGGGATTACCAGTAATTAATTGCTGATAATCAATAGGTACATCAATAAACTCATCCTCATCCTCCATAACAATCTGACTAATCATTATTTCAGTAGGATGAATATCTAACCGAGTTGGATATTTTTGAGTAATTAATTCTGTATTCCCTAAATAACCAATAGCTCCATTTGTTAGAGCGGTATTTTGTAAGCTTAAAAAATCCCAATGGTTAGTTAAACCAATAATTTTATCACCAAATTCTGGTGTGGGCCCCCTACCTTTTAATTTGCGAACCAAGTTATTAATGCTTGTGCGTTGTTTATTTGTGCCACAGATAATTTGTTCTGCGCCCAATAGACAACTATGATAATCCTTTTCATTCGCATATAGTTCTTTGGCATGCGGGATAATGCGGACTTCGCCACTTACAGTTTCAAAATCACGAAAGTCTTTACCTTCACGAATATGCATAGATAGTCTGATAATCGCGTTTTCTTGCGCCTGCCGCATAATTTCATCAAGGAATACATGCGGATGATCTAGCACATCATTTACTTGGTCCTTGTTAATAGGAGGTAACTGACCTGGGTCTCCGCAAGCGAGAACATAAATATGATGGGTTAATAATAAGTTCCACATATCTCGTGGTAACATAGAAACCTCATCTACTACAATTAACTTATATGGAATTTCAAAACTAGGTTTAGGCCTAAATACAAAACCACCGTTAGGAGTCTTATTCGCATAATATAATAGCTTATGCGCCGTAGTCGCATTCGCGCATCCTTTTTGCTTTAAAACATTGGCTGCCTTGCCGGTATAAGCAACATAAGCTACATCTTCTTCTGGAATATGAAGAGCTGAAATAATAAATTTAATTAATGTAGATTTGCCTGAGCCTGCGAATCCACTAATAATAGTATATGGTTCTCTGGCTCGGTATCGTTCTACTGCTATTTTTAATCCTTCTTCTTGCTTATGTGTTAAAATCATATATTTAAATATCTCTTTATTTTTATACTTTATTATAACATATTAATTTATATTTGTCAATCATTTTAGTCAAAAAATCCCCCAAGCATTTTTTATTTGGGGGAAGGTAGTCTTTGGGCGTTTTCGGCCGGAGCAGACTTAGAAATCCCACTTTACAGCTTTTGTAATCTCTATATCCTCTATTTTAATCTATGGAGTTATATTTCCCATATAATGATTCAAGTCGCACTTACCAATTACAGTGGCATATAGAATACCGCCATCGGGATTTACTTCATCTTTAAAATTATCACTAATATTAAATTTAATTAGATTAGTTTTCTTGCCATCTAAATTAATACGTAATGTTTTACCATTACTTCCTAAGAATGAAATAGTATTTTCTTTTAATGGAATATTGGTGAGGGCGATTAAAGGTTCTTCTAACTCCTGGCCCCACATTTCATTATAAGAAGCAATATTAAATACATCCAAATCTTTTAAGTCCTAATAATCAATCTCTAAATCTACAAAATAGCAAGGTGAAAAGTCAAAATCTTTTAATAGTTCATTAGTTTTATCAATAAAAGGTTGTAAGTTATCTGCTGTGATACCTATACCAAAGGCGCTGGCATGTCCCTGTGCGTAAATAACTAAACCAGTATCTAAACAAAACTGACGCAGACTTTCTAAACGGCATTTACCATAATTACGGCCAGAGCCTTCATAAGTAATTCCATCAGGCTATTGGATACGTCGTAATACTAATGTAGGTTTCGCATATTTATTAGCTAGTTGGTTAGCAATTAAACCAGCTAAATTTTTATCTACTTCTTCTGCTTCTGTGGTAACTACTAAAATTTTATTATTTAATAGCCCTTCTTCGGCAATATGCGCTTCAATATTAGCAAGACTTATATCTTGTGCTTTCTTCTGACGACTTTTAACATTTACACAAGTGCGTCCTGCTTGTTCTACTCGGGTTTCAGACTAGCCTCGGCATCCTCGTTTAGTAGAAGGAATTAATTCATTAGCTCGCCATTCTAACATAGCTGTAAATAGTAATTCTTTTTCATCCATTGTGCCAGAACGAGTCATAGCATTAATAAAAGGAACAATATAAAATGCGATACCAATAGGTGTAATACCACCTTCAAACTAGAATCGTTGGCGATTCATCATTTCTACAAAAAATGGGTTATTAATGCGTTTTAACCCGTCGATGGTAAGATAATGTGTCTCAATCGCTTTTTGCGACATCATATCGCCAATTAAGCTTAAAGCTACTAAATCACGAAACTCTAATGGTTCCTATTCATTTAGAATAGAACTCATATAACAAATAAATTTATAAACAATAGCTCCGCCACACAATGATTTAGTAGGATAATTACAAAGTTGATTATTAATGGTAATAGCATCAGGTGAAACATATTCCGCTTCGTGATGGTCTAAAATTAATACATCTATTCCGTGTTCTTTTAACTGCTTATGCTATTCATAATCATTACTAGCTGAGTCCGGGCATATTACTAATTTAATATTACGTTCTATAATATTTTGAAGGTCTATATCTCCTAAACCGTGTTGCTTACCAGAATGAATAAAATATTCTATCTAATTCTATACCCAAGCTGGAAAGAGTCGATTTAAATAGTTTAATAAAATAGCACTAGAACAGTAACCATCACAATCCGAATCCACGATGATTAAAGCCTTACTATTCTAGCTAATATGTCTTGCTAATAGCTAAGCTCCTTCTCGCATATTATCTAGCAATAAGGGATTAAGCACATCTGCCTCATCCGCATTTAAAAAGTGGCTAATTTCTTCTGCTGGAATGCCTCTATTTAATAAAATCTATTCTAATAATCCAATACCTGGTTCTCTTTTTGAAATTAATTTATAATCCATTTATTTACTCCATTTGAGGACTGCGGTTGCCAATTTTTTGCTAATTTATAGGTAAATTTTTGGCAACCGCGGTTTCTCATAATCTAATCCTGTTTTTCCATAATTGTAAAAACTTATCTGCTCCATCATCTATTGGAGCATCTTTATATCCTGTAATCATTTCTTTATCAAATATAATACTTACATTAATATAATTTTTAAATTTATCATTTAAATTTATTAAATGCTTTACCCAGTGCTTCCATTCATCATCACCAATAGCTTGAAACTATCTATCAAACGCGATAACCATTTCAGTCGCACCAGTATCTAATAAAAGTTGTAATTGCCACATTGAGATATTTGAACCGCAACAGGCTACTGAAATATCATTATCTATTCCAAACATTGATTGATATTTTAAACAGCTTTTTTCTGACTCAAATATAATAGCGCATTTTGATTGATTAATATATTGTTTGCTATTATTAAGATTATATAAATTCATACCAAGAGAATGGTTATATAACTGTCCGCCAATTAATAGTGGTCGATACTTTCCATACTCTTCCGCGTCTGATTTATCTAATGTGCGACCGCGGATGCCTACTAAATCACCATCCTTATCATAGTGTGGAATGGTAATTTGTGCTCCACCAGCATAATAGCCTATTCTAGCTTTATTTAATACCTCTTGGCTGATACCTTCGTCTAACCAAGGTTTTAATTTTATATGATAATTAAATCGTGATAATATAGTATCATCAAATGCTTTTAATTTAACGTGATAATCTTTTAAATCTAAACTCTGAATACGGTCATATTTATTTAATATCAACCAATCATTTAAATCAGCATCATTAATAGCATCGGCTTCAATGTTAATACCATATCTAATTGCTACATAACGAATAGCATCATTTAAATCATATGTGCGACCCCACTGGATATTTGCTACTTTAATAACTAGCTCAAACGGGTCAAAACTATTACATCCTGTATAACAGTGAAATAGTCCTGTGTTTTCATAATAGTAGAGTTTTCTACTACCTTCACCAGGAGCATTATGACATATTGTTTGGCTTATAATACCAAAATTAGTATATTGTGGTTCTCCGCCAAACTCGGTTAGCATATCATAAACTATATCTACCGTTATTTCCGCACGGATTTTTGTTTTTTCATAAGAAATCAAAATGCTGACGGCTCCTCAGTTAAAATCTTTAAGTTATCAATCTGTATGATTTCATAATTATAAGTAGTAGCAAACATCGGTTGAACTCGGCACGTTCCCAAATCGGCTTTACACCAGAGATAAATACCTTTATATCTACCACGACGATTCTTATAAATTGATAGTTTTAATGTGGGTCTATCAAATGTATTATTAGCGATAATTAATCCGAGATTTTCTATATCATCATTAGTAACTGGCAATAAAATAGCACCCATATCTATCTTATCAGCAATAGCTTTCGCACCACGCAATAGATTCTGATCTGGTGTTTCTGATGCTATATAATCACCATTTAACTGTGTAGCTGATAAAATAAAAATACCATACTTATTACACAAATCTTTCAACCTAATAGATAGCATAAACAAGATACTATCTTCTCTTAATTTAACGCCACCACTCTTACGACTAATTTCTTCCAATATTTTTAAACTAGTATGAATATAATCAAACATTACATATCTTACATCGTGGTCGCGGATATTCTTTTTAATTTTATTCTCTACATCTTGTAATGAGAAATCAGGCAATACTTCAATAAAAATAGGTGATTCACGTAAGATACGAGCTGCCTCAACAATGCGGTCTCGCTCATCACCTTCATACCTACCATTCAAAATATGTTCTTCATTAACATTAGATAAAAATGCTAACATCATAGTTTGAACTTCGGTCAATTCTTGCTCAGTTGTAATATATAATACTGGCTCAGCTGCGCCATTTTTAATCCAACCAAAAGCTTCATCATAGATACGATTACAGCCAATATTACAACAATCAGCAATAAGCGTTCTAGTTTTACCGACACCAGTTGGCGCTGACCGCAAATAAAACTTTTTCAGTCGTGCGCCACGGGTTACTGTATTAATTAACGGCCCATATAAAGGCACACCTACTTCTGGTGTTTTTTCTAATTCTTCAATCAAATCTAAGATATTATCACCAGCTTGATAAGCTTCACCCCAAGAGCCATCTACATATTCAGATGTAATAATATCTAGTTTATTTTGTATTTTTTCTGCAAGACCAATTAAACTTGTATTATCTAACTGGTCCTCTTGTAATTGTCGTTTTTTTAGATCTAATAAGTTTGGGTCATATATGTCATCAACACTAATACCATAAGCTTCATAAGCTCTTAATAGCGTCATTTTTTTAAGACGATCATAATAGTAATCAAATGAGGCTGATTCAGCATTTTCTACTGCTTTACTCAACCACTCATCGCCTTTTTCTTTTATATAAATTTTTTCACTTGCTGGGCGAGACGCAAGATAATCACCAATACTATTTAATGTAATTTTCTCTGCGCCTAATTCGTGTAGTTTAAATATTGTTCCAAATACAATCTTATGAAACTGGTCTGGAAAATCATCATCCGTTAATATATACTTATCGGTATAATCCAATAGTTGAGGAGTTTTAAAAACACAACCAATAACTTGTATAATACTAGAAATATCAATATACTTACTCGCCATTTATTTCTTCCTCATCTAAGAATGTAAATAGCTTACGCTTAATAATCTGGCGTTTCGGCACAGGAATTTTAACCTCTATATCTTTTGGAACGAATTCAAATATATTCTTTCCTTTATTCTGCTCTTGCGCCTGCCATAATTTATAATAATAATCGCGTGCTTCTTTATAAATATGTGGAATGATGCCTAGTCCATAACTGGCATTTACTGGTTTCTTTTTTACTTCATACCAGTATTTTAATGATTTTAACATACCAGAATATGTAAATTGATAATTTTTTTCATAATCAGATAATTGAAGCATAAACTTCGGTAAAATATAATCATCCTTTAAATTATATAATTGAATAAGATAAAGTAATAATTCTTCTTTATCATCAACAGGATGTGTCTCATTACAGGTTTTATGAACGAATTTACCTGGTAATTGCGGCATTGGTATTACATCATCTTGATTAGAAAAGATAGCTTTATGGCACCAGAAACAAGTAGTTGATTTTGCGGGGTCCCAAATAATATATTTTTCTTTGACTAACCCAGTATTAACTTGTTGTAAATAACATTCACCGTGTGCATAACGAAATGTCTGCCCTGTTGGAATCTGAACGAATGGTTCTTTCTCTCGGTCAAACTGTTTGCCACAATATTTACATTTTACTGTTGCCATTCACATCACTCCATTCTCTTTATATTATACCATAAAAATTCAAAAAAATCAACTCTCGGTGTGTTAAACCGAGAGTTGATAGATATATATGAAACTTACTTAACTAGCTCAGATTTAATTTCATCTACAATCAAATAGACGAATTCGGCCTGATCGCGAGTAACTGTTGCCATCTTCTTGCCCTTGCCAAGATACTTCTCAATAATTTGAGTAATACGAGGCGCATAATAATTTTGGTCCTTAGTCATTAAATCACCAACAAGGCTCTCAAATTCTGACATCAAAGCATCAAAATCATATTCCTTAACAGTAGGCGCGGCTTCACGAGCAGTAGTAACAGCCTGTGCGCCCTTGCGCTTTTCCAGCTCGTTAATAGCATCAGTAATGGCTTTGGTCAAAGCATTATAATCTAGAGGAATTTCAGAAGCGATATACTCAAAACGACTGCCACAAGAAATACCAGAACCAGCAGGGGAACGTAACAACAGAGTGCGTTTTTCTTCGCCATTAGCATCCAAATACAAGCGAGCATAAGCATAAATATCGCTCATATTTTCAATAATCTGTAATGCGGACTTTTGAGTGGTAGGACGAGTGTATCCAATTTCCTTACCAGTTTGGTCCTTATCGGTTCCAGTAGTCACGTGGCTAATAAACACAACAGCATAACCAAGCATTGTCAAGCCACGAAATACATCTTCAAATTCCTTCTTATACTTAGACCAACTATTGGTGCCCCAACCACCATCGCCCATATTATCAATACCAAGCTGACCACAAATATACTTTTGACACAAGTCAGCCGCGATATCCACGGTATCAACAACGATAGTTTTATAAACTTCCTTAACTTCTGGCTTTTTAAGCTCACGATAAATCTGCTTCATTTCGCCCCAGCTATTTACATCCTGGACCATAATATCAGCAATCGCGTTATAACCACGTTCAAAAGCTAGGAGCAAAGCCCCAGGCATCTGGGTTGCCAGAGTGGTTTTACCCACTTTAGGAGCCCCATAAATAAAGGTAATATATCCACTGAGGTCTCTACTAACCTTGTGGGGTTGAATACCTAAAAGATTAATAGCCATATATTACCTCCGATTAAAAGTTGAAACCAGTTGCGTTAGGACGAGCGGTAGTAGCAGTAGGAGCAGTATTAGTATTACGACTAGCCTGATATTCAGCACTACGCTGTTTCATATTTGCAAGATTCAACTCACGATTTGCCAGACCTTCCTTCAACTGAGCTGCGGTCATTGTAGATTCATCATCCCACACATAGGGTTCCTTTGCGGCACCAGTAATGACAAAATCCTTACGATTACTTGCCACTTCTCGTACAAAAGTCTCACCAAAAGCAGACTCTTCTGTAATAGTAGAAGCTGTGGTCTGTGTAATCTGATTACCCCAAATGCGAGTAAATACAGGATTCTTTTCAGAGGCTTCCAGTGCTTCAAAATAATCCATAGCACCCATAGTATATGCATTAAATTCCATAGGCATAGGAGTCTTACGGAAATCAAACACATAACCCTTTACAACAACGTGTTCATCAATCTTGCGCTCTTCGTTTGCCTCAACACGACGCACGTTGGTAATCAAAATATCACAACGGAAAGTATTCCGCTTATCAGGGTCACTATTCAAAGCGCTATTTACGTGAATAAATCCACCTTCATTACGCTTGACACTAACCAGCTCTTCCTGACCGCTACGATTAGAATAAAATTCATTCAATGCCAATGCGGAATCTACGCGAATAGTTGCGCCCTGACCATCTCTCATATAAACCTTAGTTACGCCATTCATAATATCAAACAAGGTATTATAACGGCTATTTGCCTGCCCACTTCTTGAAAAAGTAGGAGTTTCATATGTAAAATGAACCTGGACAATATTTGTAAGTTCATCATCAGTAGCAATATCAATAGTGCCACTAATAAACTGCATTCCAGGATTCTTGGAATTCTCGCCCGCAGTCTTTAATACCAACTTCTGGTCATATAAAATTCCTTCAATATGAGTTTCATTTAAAATATTCATTCATTTTCTCCTTCAAAATTAAAATTAATTCCTTTTTCTGTAATTGCGTAAACCACGGGGTCTGTGCTAATTTTTTCACAATATCCATCATTTACAAGTTTGCGTAAAGCACCGGACACGCCACGAGAAGCGATACCCATCTTATCGGCTAAGTCCTTTGCCTTCCAAGTGCGAACATCTGGATTTTCGTGCAAATATGTTAAAATCTTCAGTCCGTTTTCTGTTACTACTGGTTTTTCTTCTTTTACTTCGTTTAATACATTAATATAAGTTCTTACATTGTCTGTCATTAATTTTTCTGCTACATCAGGAGCTGCCTCCATCAAAGCATTTAGAAAATCCAAAAATTCCTGTTTCAAAATTTTCGCTCACTTTCTTTTCATTTTCTATAAATATTATATCATAATTTTTTAATTTAATCAATCATTATCGCTTAGAGTATAACCTATTAAATGACCATTCAACATATGCTTTAATAAAGTTTCTAATTCATCTATAACTACATTTTCTTTATTAGTATCATAGTTTGATTTTAGATAATCGTAGTATGAAACAAATTGAATTCCAGTAATTCCATATGCCTCAGCTTTTACTCGCATAGCATCTGGATTATCACAAACAAATAGTGCATTATATTCTTTTGCGAGTAACATTAATCGACCAGTTTTTCCAGTGCTTTGTCCATCAATAATACGAATCATTTTTCTTTTCTCCAACTATTACATTTAGCTCTATCATCAGTAATACATTTATATTTATCACACCAATCATAATACCAAGAGTAATAATAACAGGTATCACAACATTTTTTATTTAATGCTATATCCAAAGTCTCTTGCGTGATAAACTTCTTGCCAGTAATCTTCTCGTTCATTCAACTAATTTGCGGGGCATTCTTCCAAGAGCTCAAAAGTAAAGTTTTCAACGCCGTCTGCTAACATAGCAGGATATAGTTTATTGCGGGTTGGCGTATCAGCTCCTACACCTCGTTTAATATGCTATTTCCATCGTTCAGCAATATCTACACTTTGCCCCACATAACACATATTATTTTTAAGGTTGGTAATTTTATAAATCCCCATTTTTTTAGTTGTGCCAATCACTCGTCCAACTAAATCATTATAAGGTTTTTCATAATATACTTTCCAAATAACTTTATTAAGTGGTTCTGCTGACCGCAAATATTTTTCTACAGAGCGTAATTTTGTAATTTCATCTATATCTTCGGAAGAAAGTTGAAGTCTATAAAAGTCTCTTTTACTCTCTTCTTGCGCGGCACGCTTATTTGTTTCAACAATTACATCAATACGAGCTTGTAAATCAGATAATTTAGCTAATGCGTGGTCTGATGCGTCTTGTGCGTTCGCAGTAATTTCTTGATAATGTAATACAGTTTCCTACATCATAGCAATCATATCTTCACGATATTTAGCTTCATAATTACTATATTCTTCATCAAGTTCTTTTACTTTGCGCTCAATATTTTCAGCGGCTGCGGCCATAGCCTAAATTTCAATATCTTTGGCAGCTTGCTTACCAGTTTCAGCGGTAATTTCATAGGTATGTTTTAAATCATCAATTGCTTCTAATAGAGCCTATTTTTTTGTTTCCTATTCTTTAACTGCGGTAGCTCGTTCTTGCCATCGTGCCATTTCTTGCTATATCTATTTTTCAATGGTATCATGACGTTCATAAAAATTAGATTCCTATGTTGCTTTATTAGCGCGCAGTAATTCTAATTCTTGATTTAAAGCATCCCTTTGCTATTGGAGATTGTTTAATTCATTATAATACTATTTGTCAATTTCTTTTTGGGCTTTATGAATACGGATAGTATAAGCAAGCCCAAAACCAACAATAAGGCCAATTATACCTACTATAATCGTGCTTATACTCATAATAGAAAAAGAAGGGTAACAATTATATGTTACCCTTGTATGTTATATATTCTGAAATTACTCAGCTTCAGAAGCGGGGTCAAAAGCCATACCAGCATCAGTAAGGCGGAGGAACTTCACAGCCTTATGGGTGCCATCCTCAAGCTCAACCTCGGCGGGAACGCGAATGCCCAGACCCTTGCGCTGAATAGCAGAAGTGAAAATACCATCTACCTGGCGCTTCTCTAAATCAAGAGCAGCAGCAACATCACCAGAAGTCACATTAGAACCATTGATTTCCTTCAAATAATTAAGAACCTTTACACTGTTTTCCTTCATCATAACTTTAATAGTCTCCTTTAAATTTTAAATTAATTTTGTAAATATAATACAAGCAAAAATTATTATTCTTCTTCTTGCATATATTGCTGAACCATTTCATCTAGCAAATCCATATCAGATAAATCAGTAATTTTATTAATTAGATGAATTTCTTCGTTTTTGGCATCATTGATTAACGAAGTATCATCACTCATTTGAATAACTCGTTCTAATTTAGCGATTTTCTTTGCCAGGTTTTGTAGCTCTTTTTTCTTCATAATTTTTTCCTTTATCTTATTTACAGATATATTATACTAAAAAATTTTTAAAGTGTCAAATAGACACCTCACAGGTTATTTCTTTTGTTTGCGCCGTACCAATATATAAAATTTCACCATTTATTAATTGTTTTAACGTTTCTTCTGTAATAATTGGGATATTTAATTGCTTGGCGGTTTTATTCTTAGAAGATGTAGAATTTCTATCATTATTAATCAGATAAGTCGTATTCTTTGTGACAGTATTAACTACTTTTCCACCATTAGCTTCAATTTCTTGTATTAGTTCATCACGGTTTTTATAAGATTGTAATCTACCGGTAATTACAAATACTTGTCCTTGTAATCTCTGACAGCTATTATCTTCTTTTGTTTTAGTATTATTTACTATTTCTAATTCAAACATATCTAAATTATCAGCTTCTGTATAATCAAAATTGATAATACTATCATTAATCTCTGGACCAATACCATCATAAGTCATAAAATTAAAACCCGAATTAATGGCATCACGAAATTCCGCATAATCACGCATATGTTCTGCGATAATTTTAGAATATCTACTACCTACAAGTGGAATACCTAAACCAGCAAGAAATGAAGATAATTCACAATGACGACCAGCGTTAATTGAATTTAGTAAGTTTTCTACGGATTTTGGACCAAACCCCGGCCTTTTTATCCATTCTTCTCTGTAGTTTTCAAGATGGAACACATCAGTAATAGAATTAACCCAACCCCAGTCAATTAACTTTTCAAATGTTGCTTCTGATAACCCTTTAATATTTAGTCCTTTCTTTCCAAAGAAATGGTCTAATCTATTAATTAACCTACCATCACAAGCTTTATTATCACAAAAACAATATTCAGATACTCCATCATAACGATAAGATAATGTATGACCACAATAAGGGCAAAAATCCGGAAAAGAAATAATATCATCAGCGGGAGCGTCTGTGGCTGAACCAGTAGTATCATATACTTGCGGAATAATTTGATTAGCCTTGTAAATCCGCATTGGTTGATGTCTAAACGGTACTCCATTAAACACATCTTGTAAAAGACTTACATTATGTAGACTAGCACGTTCCACTATGCTACCATCTATATCTATTGGTTCAAAAATTGCAATAGGGGTTAAAACTCCTGTTTTTCCCATACTCCACTCTATATCTAATAGTTCAGTATCATATAAATCATCATAAAATTTATAAGCTATACCGCCTTTAAAATGATGTTCAGTGCGCCCCATAGCTTCATATTCGGCGCAATTATTATACTTAAATACAATACCATCTATTGGATACGAATGCGCTTGACAATATTGTTGGATATCCGTAATTGCGTGTTGAGGATTTTCTATCATCCAAGGTACAATATCAAAACCGTAATTTGAAATAGTAGAAAGTTTATCTGTAAGAGTGGTTTCTTCAAAACCTTCAATACCATCCCAAGCTATAAATGTTAAATTACGTCTTTGACTCTCATATGGGTCTTGTAAGCGAATAGAACCAGCGGCGAAATTACGAGGATTACGATATTCTCCTTTAAATGGTTCAAAATCCTTATAAGTGCAAATCATTTCCCCATCAATAACTACTGTTGGTTTATCAGTAGGAATTTTAATAGGAACATTCTTTACATGTTCCACATTATGAGTAATATCTTCTCCTTCAATTCCATTACCACGCGTTTCAGCTCGTGTAAGCATACCATTAGTGTAAGTAAGACTACACGTTAAGCCATCCATTTTCGCCATAGCAACTACTTCGTGATTTCCTACAAAATCATTAATAGCAGTTAAACTTTTAGTTTTATCAAGCGAAAGCATTGGATGGCTATGTGTTACTTTTTTAAGAGAACTAAATTGATATACTTTAATAGTATGAACTGGACTATCTGGATAAATAATACCAGTTGTCTCTTCAAATTGCTTTAACTGAAAATATAAATCATCCCATTGTTTATCGGACATTACAGGATGACCCGCTTCATATTGCGCTGTTGCGTCATTAAGAGTTTTTATTAACTCTTGTGGATTTATCTCATTTCTCATAATTATATTATACTAAATTTTTTTATATAAATCAAGTAAAAAGTGCGGATTGGTAAAAATTTGGTAATCCGCACTTTTTTTATTACACTTTACTAACGCTAGTAATGTTATTACCTCGTATCATACTATTACCAATAGCAGTTCTAGCTAGTGAAGGAATTTCAGTTGCTTTAATACAAATAGAGTTTTTATCTCCAATCAATAACACTAAATCCCCATCACTTACAAGCTGTCCGCCTGTAATATAGCCAATACTATCATTACTTTTAAGAATACTTACACCTTTTCCACCGCGTTTTTGTAATACTAATTCACTTTGTTTTAGTTTTTTTCCATAGCCTTTGGAGGTAAAAATAGCTAGTTCATCGGTAGAATTACGCAACGGTAAAGCAGCAATAATACCATCGCCATCATTAAGATTAATTCCTTTAACTCCGCTTGTCATACGCGCAGTCGTGCTAATTTCTGTTGAATTAAACTTAATACAATATCCAGCCTCAGTAATCAAAATTAATGGTTCTTCATTAATTAAAGTTACAGCTACTAATTCATCGCCATCTTTAATATTAACAGCACCAATACCCTTGGATTTCTTTGTGCCAGTATATTCGCTTAATGATGACTTTTTAACTAATCCTTTTTTCGTAACAAACAATACATATTTAGCATCGGTATCACGATAAATAGAATAAATAGTTTCAACTCGCTCATTAGGCTCCATTTCTATCAATGACCGCACAGGCACACCAGGAGCGCTATTTGTTCCAACAGGGATATTATCTACAATAAGTCTATACATTTTACCAAAATTTGTAAAAATCATTAGACTATCAATAGTATTAGTGCGGATAACCGCAGATGTAATATCATTCTGCGTCTTTACACCTTTGCCGCCTTTCTTCTGTGGAACAATAGATGTGGCAGGAATACGTTTAATATTGCCACCTTCGGTAAGAATTACAATGCATTTTTCAGGTGGAATAGCTTCAATAATTTTTTCTTCTTTGGTTGTTGCTTCTTCAATTTGGGTAAGCTCTGTCCGTCTTTCATCGCCATATTTTACAACCAAGCTATTTAATCTATTGGCTAATTCGCCAGTTAAATTATTTAATATAGAATTTAAGTGTTTTATATCTTGCTGATAACTAGCAATATCATTATCAATTTCTTCTAATCCTAACTTTGATAACTTACCAAGCTTCATATCAATAATAGCCTTGGCTTGAATTTCAGAAAAACCAAATGTGGTTATTAAATTATTTTTAGCAACAGTAGTATCGGCTGCTGTTTTGATAATTTTAATAACTTCATCAATATGTTCTAATGCTTTACGTAGACCTAAACTAATTTCTAATTTCGTTTTTGTTTTTTCCAAATCATATTCTGTTTCTCTACGAATACATTCAGTATTATGTTCTACATAAATTTTACAACAATCTTTAAGACTTAATTCAGTTGGCGTTTTATCAATTAAAGCAACCTGATTATATGAAAATGTAGATTGTAAATCAGTGTTTTTAAATAGCTGAAATAGTGTTTTATGAATATTTGCATCATTACCACACTCAATCACAACTCGAAAACCTTTTTTACGATTGCTTTCATTACGAACATCGGCTACGCCTTCAATGTCACCATTATCACAAGCAGTACCAATCTGGTCTAATAGTGCTTCTGTGACTACTCCATATGGAATTTCATAAAATACTATATTATTACCTTCCATACGATATTTTCCACGCACTTTTACGCTACCGTGCCCAGTGCGCATAATCTCTGGAATATCATCTTTATTAATAACAATACCACCAGTTGGAAAATCAGGACCAGGCAACATCGGCTCTTTACCATCCATATAATCAAAAATAGCCTTAGCTACTTCTTTTAAATTATGTGGAGCCCAAGAGCAAGCCATAGCTACTCCAATACCAGAATTTGGATTACATAATAGGTTAGGAAAAATAGCCGGAAGCGTAACTGGCTCATCTTTGGTTTCAGAATAATTAGGTATAAAATCTACTGCATTTTTCTTTAAACCAGCAAGCATACCATCCTCAGCTAATTTAGCTAAACGCGCTTCTGTATAACGATATGCGGCAGGACCATCCCCATCACGATTACCATAAGACCCGTGAAAGTCAATCAAAGGATATCGCATTACCCAAGGTTGAGCTAGACGTACTAATGCTCCATAAATAGAACTATCACCGTGAGGATGATACTGGCCCATTACATCACCAACAATAGCAGCGCATTTATTATGTGATTTATTAGAGGTATAACCTTCATCATAAGCGCAGTATAAAATACGTTTGGCTACTGGTTTTAAACCGCTTTTAGAGTCGGGAATAGCACGATCTGTATTAACAGCAACAGCATATTCTATAAAATTAGTACCAATTTCTTGCGTTAAATCACTTGTATTAATCTCTTGTGCTGTCATCGCTATCTACCTCATATGATTTTTCCATTAATTCCATTGTTTTTTCTTGAAAATGTAAAACTTGTTGTAAATCTTCAAACACATCTTCAAACCAGTATAATCTAGTTAATACTAGTTCAATTTGCTCTTTATCCATATCTTCTGGATATAAGCCCATATTTCTATAACTATTACTATCACGAGGACCGCAATATAACACATCGCCCCATTGGTTTATTTTAGTTAAACGTTTATTTGTCTGCATAATGGCCTCCTTGACGTATAATTAGCTGTAAAATATCGTCTGTTGTAACTTCTAAAAATTCCCAATCAAATTCACCAGCTTGCTGAATTGGAAATTCATAATTAATTAAACTAACTAATTCTTCTGTAATAGCTGTTCTTAATTCTGTATAATCATAAGGTTTATCATTCAGCATTATAAGTAGCCTCCTGGCTATGCTTTTTAATATAAAGTTTGCGAGGATTGACACTAGTGCCCATTAAATCATCAAATAGCTGATTAGTAGCAGGTATATCATTTACGGTTACTTGTCGAATAATTCTACCTTCTGGACTTGTTAATGTATCTTCTGTTTCTTCAACATTCATTTCACCAAGTCCTTTTAGACGTTTTAATTCATAATTGCGACCAGGATTCTTTTTGCGGAATTCTTCAAGGGCCTCATCATTTTTTAAATAATAATATTTCTTTGCCATAGTAACTTTATACAGAGGAGGTACACCAGCATAAACATAACCGTCTTTAATTAGATCGGGGCAGAAATTCCAAATGAAAGTATAAAATAGGTTTTTAATATGCGCGCCATCGCGTTTATTCCATTATGTTTCCATAAGGACTGACTATCTTTTACTCTCTAATAGAGAGGAGACCATTTCGGATTACGTATCAATAGTAATCCTACTCCCTTGCCCAGAAGGCGTAAGGGATAGTCGATACAGGTTCAAATGTTTATCCACTTTTTTTCTTTTTTCTTGTAAATAGGGACATTTTTATAACTACGACCCCAAAGCATTGCTTGAAAAGTCTAATACTTCACTCTATCTTGATAATCCTTATAAATATCTTTAGCACTTTCATTTACATATCGTTGTCGTATACTTAATACTTCATCATTTGTAAATTCAGCACTTGCCCCATTAGCACCAATACTATTTTGATAAATATAATATTGTTTATTTTCTTCAGTAAAAACTTCTGGCATTACATGGGTCCATGCTCGTCCCTACCATAAATTTTGGAAATATGAGAATGAAATTTTATCTTTATATAACTCATATACATCTCGTTGCTTTTCATGGTTGGCATAAGCCTATCGGATAGTTTTTACATCATCTTCTGTTAATTTGCTATTGGGGTTATTATCTCCAATAACATCAGTCGTACCACCCATAAACACATTCCCAGAGGCTGTGGCCTATAATTTTTTAATCCAATAGGCTTCACGTTCATTTAATTTATCAATAGGGCATTCTTCTAATATTTCATAAGTAAAAGCATAAATGCCTTTTTCTTGGATATATTTATCAAATGGAATACGAGATTGTTGATATGTTTTTTGTTGATGTTCTTTAAATCTACGTCTTATATCATTAGATTGTCCAATATAAAACATAGTTGGATTATCAATTTCTGTAATTTTATAAATTCCTATCATTTTAATTCTCCTTTATTGTAATAAAAGAGAAAATGGATAAACATAAGTTTCCCACGGGATTCCCATGCTATTATAGTTTAGGGTTCCCCGTTAGCAATATTTTTCTCTTTCATACTTATATGAAAACCATATGGGTCTCATAAAAGTATCTTGCCCAAAAAATATTACCCGCTTGATTAAGCGAAAAGTCTTTCATACGCCGGTATGTTGACGTCAGCATCGCTCATAATAATAATCTTACCATAACGAATTTTATCAGGATGATAAGTTACCTTCATTGTCTTTACATCAATCTCCAAACCAAAAGCTTGAATCATTGACATAATTTCCGCATTCTTTTGGATTTTATCTAATGTAGCTTTTTGGGTATTTAGAATCTTACCTCGCACTGGCATAACCGCCTGGAATTCATTATCACGAGCTTCTTTTAAATTGCCACTTGCGCTATCGCCCTCTGTAATATAAATTTCACATTTCTTGCGATCTTTACTATAACAATCTGCTAATTTACTATCAAACTTTAATGCTTTTTCTTTCTTCTTTTGAACATCTCGCACACTATCTCTTGCTTTTTGAGCAGCAAGTCGTGCTTTTTTAGCATTGATTGCTTTATCAGCAATCATTTTTACTTCTTTTTCATTTATAGACATCCAAGTGCGCAAATTATCAGCAAGCACAGTGGTAAATGGCGTCATATCTATTTTAGTAATACGCGTTTTTACCTGAGCATCATACGCAACATTAGGAGCCGTTAAATTAAATATTATGTATAAACCTTCCTGTAAATCATCACCAGTAAGGTTTTCATCTTTTTCCTTTAACCATTTCTTATCTCGGAAAAACTTATTAAATTCTCGTGTAAGAATAGCTTTTACTTGTGTAATATGCGGACCAGCAGCCGTAAGACCTGTATTGACATATGGAACCATTGTTAATGAATAGTTACCGGTATATGTCATAACCATATCTAATTTATTTTTATCATTTGTATAATTTAATACAAATCTATTTTTAATTAATTCTTTTCCCGCAACAGCTTCATCCACCAAATCCATAATGCCATTCTTTGATGAATAGATGGTTTCCGTCCCATTATCATCTAACTTAATAGTAAGACCTGGGCAAAGAGCTGCTACTGTTTTAAATAAGTTTTTAAGAACATTTACTTCCACCTCTGGATGTGTAAAAAATTCTTCACTAGGTTCCCAACAAACCATTGTGCCTGGCTTAACGCCTGTGCGTTGTTTTTCGGTTTCTCTATTGGTAAAAACACCTTCATCAAAACGAATAGTTTCACTTTCATTATTACGAATAGTGGTTACTACTAACCAATGAGAAAGATAAGTAGTAATTTTACTACCAATACCAAAAGAACCAAGTGATGTGCCTTCATAAGTGCCATCTTCACGATATTTACCGGAAGTATTTAAAACACTAAAAGCAGCTTCAAGGATGGTTTTTCCATCCTCACGAAAACTATTAGGAATAAAGCCTTGACCGTAATCTCTAA